AGTGATCAGGTAATCCATTGCGAGACGCTCATCAATCTCACGGATTGCATCTTTTTTGCTGATGCACTTTTGAGAGATTGTATCAACTCCCTTCCAAGAAAGAACCTTGAGAGTGTGAGTGGAGCAATCAGTAATGGGATAGAAACCTACCAGCATTGTGCCGTCTTTAGACTGAAGTGTAGGAAACTCGATCATCGTTTGGGAAGTGCTCATACAACTGGTACAATTTGAAGGCCCCAGAGTTTCATTAACTCAAGGCAAGAGTATGAATAAAACACCATTCATACTCACCATCCTCTGGATCATTTCCATTCACAACAAATTCACTGTAAATTGCATCTGATGTAGCATAATCTTCTTGATCTACAAAGAACTCAAGACGCTCCATAAGTGTAAACGTCATTTCATTAATCAGAATCTGTTCGATCATTTGTGTTAGGAAAAGTGTGTTTGTTTTGATTAAACGATTAGAGAAACTTTGCGTTCACACCAATTACCTTTGCTGTAGGATTTCGTGCTGTTGCTGTTTCGCGGGCATCCTTTGGAGAGTTAGCATATACTTCCTCTTTGAAGACTTTGCCGCCAATGTAGAGTTGAACTTCGTACTTCATGAGTTTGTTTGTATTTTAGAAAAAATTGACGATTTCACTGCAGCGGATGACCTATGACACCCTTACAGCAGAATTGAAGAAAAATCGGGTTTTTGCTTCAGTGGTGGACAGGGTTCTCAGTGAGACGCAAGTGAGAATCACAGTGTCTGCCAGTCTTGCGCCTCTTTTAGGTTAGAGTTAAGGAACTTTTGAAGAATAGAACTAATCACAGGTTGCCATTGTTCATCCTCACTAGACTGAAGATTTTGTGCTCGAACAAGAAACTTAAGGATGCAAGTCTCCTCGTTTGGAGTAAACTTAACGCGAGTGAAAGTATAACCGTCAGTCATACATTTTCATCTCCCATATCAATAGAACAATTACTGTAACCTTCATCATATCCTTTATCATAACCTTCATCATACATTGCTCGGGCAAATTCAAGAATAAGAGAAGGAGTTACTTTCCAATCTCTAATGTCATCTTCATCACGAAGACAGAACTTGAAATTTTCAGCAAGTTGTAGGATTTGTTCGTTAGTCATCATCAAACCTCTTCACGCATTTTGAGAAGTTCTCTACGAAGTTCGCCACCTTCATAGGCAAGAAGACCTGTGGTTTCAATCATATTATACCATCCCTCATCTTGGTGATACTCAATCAGAGCAACTAGAGCATCAATTTGTGTGGTTGTTAGTGTCATAATCAGGCAGGAAGGATGCAAAAAGTGCCGCAGAAACCGCGAACCCAGTTTAGAGTTTCGTGGTAAGATGTGCGGGGATTGCTCATCTCCATTGTGGAACCATTGCGAGGATTGTGTGCAACAGCAACATAGAGATTGTCGCACTCTTTATCAGTGATTTGCTCAATCCACATTTGGTTCACCTTTGCGTTTTTCCAATCGGTGTGGTAGGAGTAGATTTCGGAAACGATGGTGTTGTTCATACTACTAGGACACTTTCAAGGCCCCAGAGTTACTGATGCTCACCATGTTCCGCGTTGGACGTGAATCTTGCGAATCTCTGTATAAATGAACTGACGAAGTTTAGTGTCGGCAGTGTTATCAAAAGCATAATAAAGACGATTCAAATACTCATCTTGCGTTGCACATTTGATTGTTTCTTTGGTGCTCATTCCAATCTCATTCAGTGCAGAACCTGCCTTAACTTTGCTCTTGCCGAAGTTACCCGATACACGACCTTCGGTGCGAAGTTTAGGTTTAATCTTTGAGAGGTTAGAGTAATTCATCGTGCTACAATATCCAGAGATTCCAACAGCATCATCGCAAGTTCCATCTGGTTATCATCATCAACCACAGGAATGTTTGCCTCTACAAACTCCACTGCAAGTTGACCTAAAAGTTCACTCATTCGCTCATCAGCATAAGAAAACGTAGCAAACTCATTCTTGAATCCATCACGCAGAAGTTTAAGAGACTTTGTTACAGTGATTTCGTTAATTGTGTTGGTCATTCTTCATCCTCAACAGGGAACATTTCAGTATATTCTTCATCAGTCAAAGTAAGGAACTGAACATCAGCATCTTTGTGGTCTTCAGCATACATTAACTGATAATGTGCAAAGTCACTCAAACTAGTGCTGCCATACTCAACAACACCATCAACGAGACAAAGGTAATTCATAATCATTTCGCGTACAAATGACCACCACACCACGATGCGTTCTCAAATAACCACTCGCGGTCCTTAATCAGCAGAAGATTGTATCTCTCACCCTTTGCAGGACTACGCCACGACGCTGACTTGAAAACGCCTCCTGTCTGCTTATCAATGAAGCAATGAACTGAACGAGATCCACCACCATCAATCATGACGACTTTGTGATACTTTTTACCAGTTTCTACCTGATAATCAATGGGAGAAATACCATTCTTGAGTTCATCAATCTTGCGAGCGTGATACTCTTTAGTATCATCATCGTTCACAAACTTTTGATGACCACGAATAGAATACTCACGATAGTTGTCTTTCAGTGCTTCAATCAGCAGCAGAGTGTTCTTGAGAACATTCTCTGCTATGGTTTGTTGTGCTTGGACTTGCATTGTAGGAGTCATAATCAGTTGGTAGGTTCAGTAATCCAAATTGCACGATCAGTTCCCATAGTAAACTGATTGTCCCAGATAAAATGAGTTGCATCACGATTACTCATTTTGAACTCATCAATCAAAAAGTGCAGTGCCTCTTTGAAAGTTTGGAAGCGATGTGTCTTTCTCATACTACTAGGACACTTTCAAGGCCCCAGAGTTACTAATACCTCAAATAAGTTTCATACTTACAACAAGCAGAGCAAGATGATTAACTTTATCTGCAACTGCCCGAAGTGCAATCTCTTGATTTAGTGCATTAACTGTGTGAGTTTGATTAGACCAAACATCGACAATTCGAAAGGTTTTCATCAGTTCAGGTTGGCGAATGGTTGTGCTCATACTACTGGTACACTTTAAAGGCCCCAGAGTTACATTCACCAACTCTTTTCGAGAGTGAAGTTCAGTCTGCTAAACTCTGCACGATCAACTACTTTGTAAGTACCAAACTTGTTGGTCATTACGAAACCTTCGTGAACAGACTCTCTTCCATCAATCTCGCAAGAAATACTGTCGTCAGCATCAATGAAGAAGAACAAATCCATCTTGATAGATGCAACCAACTTCCACAGTCGCAGCAGGTTCACATCAACATCGAAATTTTCTGCAATTTCATGCTCATCCACCTCCTTACCCTCACGAATGTAGGAATTGATGACTTTTTTGAGTTCTGCTGCTTGTTTATCACTCACAAAGGTGCAAAGTGTGCTCATTTGCTTTGCAAACTTGCAGATGTCTTCAATATCCTCACGATGAGGGCAGATAGATGCTTCAGGTTGCACCCATTTCACGTTTTTGCAGTTAGGAACCTCTGCACCAAAGGAAGCAACACATTCACGCAAATTAGGACCAGAATAGGTAGTGTGAGGAGCAAAGATGATTGCTTCTTCTACACAATTCGAAAACTTGTAAGTGATAGTGTTGGGACGATAAGTGTCGTCTCCACCGTATCCAATGAAGTCGCCTTGAATGATACCATCAATTCGGGGCAGATTGTCGAAGCAGGCAATAAGAATCTCTGCAACCCGAACAGTGTTGCCGTGATTACGCAATATGTCTTCAATACTATAATTTACCTTGATCTTTTTCTTGTTGAATACACTTTTGGTGCCCACAAAAAACTTACCAGTCTCAGGATCTGTACCAAAGACTACAGCAGGAGCACCATCAATCTTGACGCTGATAGTAGAATCGGCACTGAACCAATCAAGCACCGAAAGATCACCATTTAGGATGGTATCTTCAGGGTGCTCAAGGTGTTTGTTCTGCATTTGGTTGGTCTTCATACTAATGGTACACTTTGAAGGCCCCAGAGTTACATCAAACTTGCACCAGTTTTTGAAGACGATTGCGAATGTCAAAGAGTTCCATTTCGTCCATATCTACATCGTCAAGATCTACGGGAGCAAACTCCTCTAGATTTACACTACCATCTTGCATAATGGGCGCATAGTACAACTCATCTCCATCTTCTTGAGAGAGAGTATAAACACAACCGTGACCAGGAACAGTGAGAAAAATCATTGGAGTTTTAAGAACAAAGGTACAATAAAGGAGCACACGCTAAATTGCAAGTGCTCCTGTGCCAGTTTATCAAGCGGCAGTGCGCTTGCGGGTTTTGGTAACTTTTACCTCTTGAATGGGCAGTGCATTTGCATTAACCAATTCATACGCGATAGAAGTAGAATGGTTCACAAGAACAAGTGTTTGATTGATGAACTTGCGAACTTTGTTTGCACCATCGTTCTCATTAAAAGAACGAATGAAGAATTGAGATACACCAACAACAATGGCACTGATAGTGGCAATGTTCTTGATGAGAGTATCAAAGAACTTTCGGTAAAAAGTCATAGTTTGTGGTAGAAACTGCTGTGAGCGATGCTTACACTATAAGAACAATTTAAAGGCCCCAGAGTTAGCATCACACTGGAAGTTTACCCATTGATACACCTTTCTTATGATCTGTGATATACTTTCGTGCAGAACTTTCAGTCCTACAGAGTTTATCAAGTTGCTGACCATTGTAGATGATGAGATACTGATTCCCATAAGGAATAGCGGCATAGGTGTCTTTGAACATCGTGAATCCTTCTTTCATTCTACACAAACCAAACCATTTTTCAGTTTTTGTTCTCCAACACCAATCTTTTGGGAGATAGATCCAAGAATGTTCCAAGGATGCACACCAATCATACTCATACGCTTTACGGCATATTGTATAACCAACTCATCATACTCTTTGAGCTCATCAATAGTTTCCTTTTTGCGGTTATCAAGCTCTTCATGAGAACAAGCATCGCTATCAAATAGTGCAAGATCCATAGTTACACCATTTTTAACAAAGTTTCTCATAATTTGCGGATAAAGTCGTGCAACGCGAGTAGAATCTTTGGTATTAAGAAGATCTGCACCGATGCCATTATCAGTCAAGAATTGTTGTGCTTCATCGCGATTGTAAGATTCAATTACACCTTTACGGGTAAAGTCCTTACAAATCTTATTAGAGACACCATCAATCTTTTGACCACTCCAGTTAAGATCAAGAGTGCGAATCCACTTTGAAATAGATTGTTTGCTTTGATCTTTACGATTTTGAAATCTCTTGCGACCAAGTTCTTCAACTTCTTTATCTGTGATTACTTTTTGACCATCTCCAGCATTTGCAGAAGCACGAAAATCATCTAGACATTCTTCAAAGGATTCTTGAAACTCTGTGCGAGTAGATTCATCCTCAACATACTCTGCAAAAATCCACTCTTTATATCCAATGGCAAGTAGATTTTTGACACGATTAAACCCATTCATCAAATTATCATCTGGATAAATTGATGGGGTAAGTTTGGTTACATTGATACCTTTACGAAGAGAACTCTCCAAGGTTTCATTATCACCAGTTCCAGAAATCCTAACACTATTATCAGTGTTTCCTCCAGAATCTTTAGTGTTAATTTGGGTCAACAATCTCCAACGATAATCAACGAACTTCCAACCAGGAACTTTCAATGGTTCTGGGAGTTGTGATTCAATTTCAGCGCGAAGTAGAGGCGAAACGCCTTTCAGGGGAATAGAAATAATAGTCATTGTGTTTGTGCTAAGAGCAACTACAGGAAACATTTTAACAACTTTGGGTAGGGATGTCAAGCCCTATTCTACACTTTCCAAAAAATCAGTGATTTGGTTGCAGCGGATGACTCATAACACCTGTGCAGTAGAATTGCAGAAAAATCAGGGTTTCGGTCCAGTGGTGGCCTTGAGTCTACTGTGAGACTCACCGCCTCACGGTGCTGATGGCAGGTTCTCCCTTTTCAAAGATCGTATCAACCACAGACTGAACTGCGCGAGCGGTACTGATACCAACCTTGTTGTAGACAGGGATACACACAAGACCGAACGATTTGCTATACTGACTCAAGTTGCCAGGTTCGATACGTCCATCACGCATACCTTTGGCATCATCGTGATGCAGACGGATGCAACGTCCAATGGTTTGACTAATACCAATAAAGTCCATATTGCGCAGGAACAATACTGCTTCCAGACCGCTGACGTTGATACCTTCCGCGAGGATGCTGTGGTGAAGAACAACGAACTTCTTATCGTTATCCTTGCCCCAGGCAGATAGCGTGTCGAAGAATACTTCGCGGTTCACTTTCTTGCCATCAATCACAGCACCAGTCTTTGCCGTGATATACATCCAAGAGAAACCGCGACACTCTAACTGGAAGCAGAAATCAGTTTCAGTCACCAGAGACACGATTTGCTTGGTTGCTTTAGCACAAATCAAGATCTTGCCGACCTTATTCTCATCAATCGTTTCCAGCAGATTCTCAGAGTCGCGGTCGAAGTTGGTCTGCTTACCAGTTACCATAGCAAGTTGCTTGACGATAACTTTAGGAGGCACAATGTAACCGCCTTCAACCAACTCGGGAGCAGGAACTTTACAGATTACCTGACCATAAACATCAGCATCATTCATCCCAGGTTTAGAGGGAGTGAGGGAATGTTTCGGCGTTGCAGTCAGGAAGTAGCAACGTCGTGCAGTAGCAGCAAAGTGTTCAGTTGCAGGGAAGAAGTGACGCTGAACGCTGTTATGTGCCTCGTCAAAGTAGATCGTATCCACAGCAATCTCTGCCACTTGAAGACGCGACAGAGAGTTGTAGGTGGTTACAATCAGGCGATGATTGTCAGCATTAGCATCAACCCACTGACGAATCTCATAGGGGCGAGTAGAAGACTCATGATGAGTTTCGCCACTGTGAACGTGGAAAACTTTAGCGTTGGTGATAAACTCCAGAAACTCCGCAGAGAGTTGCTCTGCCAGCAAGATGCGAGGAGCAACAACAACAATGGTCTGTGGAGTTTGTGATTGCAACTCACGCAGACAATCATAGATCATCTTGAGAGTTTTTCCTCCTCCAGTTGGAACAATAATTTGGCCTTTGTTGTGCTTCTGCATAGCAGCAACACCACGTTCCTGATGCGGACGGAGTTGGATTTGCATTTGGTTCATCATCATATTATAAGGACACTTTGAAGGCCCCAGAGTTTAGTTCTGTTGCTCTTTATATTGGTTCAGTCGCTCAATCACACTTTGCATTGTAGCACGACTGTACCCATTTGAAAAGTAGGGAGACTTATCAGGATCTTCAGATGTGGAATCAACATTCAAACAAACATCAACACCTTGTTGAAGAGACTGAATGATGCTATCAAAGACGTAATCGGGGACTTTAATGTAATTCATTGTTTTCAGTGGTTTGGTATCTAAAGACTAAAATAGCACACCTAGAGACGATCCTAGGTGTGCCTGGTGATGGTTAATCAATCGCCATAGATGAAACCAGTGAGAGGAGCAGGACCGAACATTTCATCAAACAACCAATTATCAGGTTTCTTGAGGTTGTCTTCACACTCTTTCAGAAATGCAATCTCACGTTGCTGAAACTCCATCTCTTTCTTTGCTTTCAGGTAAGCATTGCGAGCATCATAGAGTTTGCGTTGGATTTCAATTTGGTTCATAACGGAGCAGTGTCTGTACTACTAGGACACTTTCAAGGCCCCAGAGTTACATTACTTTGGAGTGTAGTCGTGCTTGAGTTGAACTTGCTCTGGTTTCTTGCCTTGCTTTTCTGCTTCAGATTGTCTTACAAGTTTCTCAAGTTTTCTGTGTCCTGATCTAGTAATCTCCTTTCTTTTCTCTCTTGACATACCAACAACGGCACGTTTTGGTTGATCAGCAGGTCTCTTATCTACTTCAGTTTTCTTTGTCTTGAGTAGTTGTGATGCAGTTTTTGTTGCTTCTTTTGCTTTAGGTTTCTCTGCTGCTGGTGCTTCTCCACCTTTTTTCTTTGCAGCAATTCTTGCTAATGCTGCTTTCTTTCTTTCTTCTTTTGCTGCATCAGAGGCCTTTGCTTTTACATCAGCAGATCCACGTTCTTGAGTTGGTTGCTGAACTCTTGCAGATGCTTGACGTTGAGAACCAATATCTTTTCTTGATTTGTATTCTGTTGGTTTTCTTTCTTCGCCTGCTTTTGCCTGCTTCATCCTGCGCATTTCAGGAGCAGTTTTCTTACGTTCAGCACCTATGCGACCACCTTCACCAGTGCGACGTATTTGGGATGAACCCATAACGTCTTTGTCGTAAGTTGCTTCAGCAAGAATCATAAACTCCTGAAATGTTTTCATTGTTATCTAAACACTACTTTTTAGTATTTAGATGTCTTCTTCTTTGGGTCGTAGTCCACCTTTACTCACGAGACCGTTATCATAAAAATACCTCACACGTTCACGACGGGCAGCAAGCAGAATGTCATATTCTTCTTGTTGCTGTTTACTAAACTTAAAATCTTGCTTCCTCCAAGCATCTTTAAGTTCGTTAAGATGGGGCAGAACGTTTACAGTGTCAGTCATTTGTGTTTTTTGTTTAGTTAAAATATAGGCGGCAAGAATGATCAGTAATCATAGTTACCGTTGATGTACTCATTCAAGTTAAACTTGGAACGTTGCTCTTCTCCTTCATTTTCATCAAAGAGACCTTCATTCATTTCCTCAACAAAATCAAAAGAAGAAAACTCTTCAATTTGAATGTCGTCGAAGCAGTCCATAATTTGTTTCGTGCTTACATAACTGGTACACTTTCAAGGCCCCAGAGTAAGTATCAACGACTCATAATTGATTTTACTCTTGCTTTCTTTGCTGCTATTTCTGCTCCCGCTTCATGCTCCATTTCACCATGTGCCTGACGGATTTGCATTCCCTTCCAACGTACAGATTGTTTTGCAACTTGCTTGTTATATTCATTAGGTTCCATTGTTGGATGCTGTTCCTGAATCTTTTTAGCCGATTTTGCAAGTTTCTTCAGTCTCTTTGTTACTTCCTTTCCACCACTACGCTTTACAACTAATCTATCAATTTCCTTCTTCTTTGGTTTACCTTCTGGTCCATCATAACGCTGAAGGGTATAAGTTTGAGTACCATCAGCATCTCTATTGTAAGTTCCAGGAACTGCGTGTGGTGGAGTGTCAGGTCTCTTGCCTTCACAGATTTCGTAAAACTCTCTAAATGTTAGCATTTTATTCAAGTTCTCCAAGTGCCTTTGCCTTACGAATCTTCTTAGGATTCTTTAACTCACCACCAGGATAGTTTCTTTCATCATTACCCTCAAAATCAGGGTCTACATTAGCACGATGTCTTGCTGCTCTTTCTGGAGATGCTTTATCTGCGTGAATACCTGCTCTACGAGTAGGTGCAATCTTATCTGCAGCACGTTTTTCTTTTTGCTTAACAGCACTACGCTTCTTCTTGAAATCTTTGAGAGTCATACCCTCAGCAATCAAGATAAACTCCTGTAATGTTTTCATATCTGCAGACATTTTTAGATATTTATATTCACTCAAACTCAAGGATTGTATCTGATACTTTCATAGTTGGATTTTGATACTCTGGACTTGATGAAGTTTCCACAAATACTTCAATCTTTGTCTCATCATTCCAATGCCGAATCACACCTGCAACGATGAAGCAGTTTGTAATTAGGTAAGTAGCAAAAATCACGGTGCGAATGACTGCAACCGTGTCGCTTTCTTTATCACATTTGGATGCTTTCTCCCCAATGGACTTTGCCCACCATCTCCACCAGTTGTTATTCTTTTTCATTTTCCATCCGCAAAAACAATTTGATTGAAATCAGATTGATAGACAACTACACGAACATCTTGTGAACGATGAGAACCTTTACTGACAAGAATTGAAATAGATTTTTCAGATGCAAATGCTACTACTCCAGAAATAGTTTTGTAAATCACTTCCGTTCCTTCAGTAAAGATCATACAAAAAATACCTCCAATCCTTGATAGTTAATGGGCATAGAAGTCCAGGAGCGAGTATCCTTGAATTTCACTTCTTTGCCAACTGTAGAACTATTTACAGGACTAAAGAATTCGCACTTTTTGTAGTTGTAGAACCCCCAGATTGTCCTGGTAGATTTTGCGTTATTGTAATCAAACTGGCGGTGACAACGCAACCAAATAGAAAACACATTACGCTTGAACTCTTCAACTTCATAAGAATAACCTTCAGGGGGTTTATGCTTGAATTGTGGTATCAAATCAATAGAGAGTTTCATCAGCAGTCATAATCACGTTCTGTAGACAAAAGAGTAATCATAGTTTTCAGTTTAGCAATCTCTTGCTCTTGATCTTCAATTTTAGATTGTAAACGCTGAATTTGCACTTGATACTGTTCCTTCAAATCAAACATCATTTTATTGGTGTGAGCAACGTGGTGAGTCATAATCAGGTGGTAAAGGATTCAACAATACGAGACTGTTCTTCATCTACAAGAACGAAGCGAGGGGCGGCAACTACACGCTCCATAATCTTAGGGTGATACCTGGCATCATAATCATCTGAGTCTCGTAGAATATCGTGGCACTCATTATCATTTTCGGCAATGACATTGATTACTCCACCATATTCAGAAGAAGGAAAAGGAACCCAGTAGTCAACGATATACAGATACTTCATTTGTCTTTGTAAATTACCTCTTAAGTTTAGAATTGTTTGTTGTCTTTGTCAATATCGCTAGCAACTATAAGTGAAGTTCCTATAGTCAAAAGGATTCCAAGTCCCATCCCAAGTAGAAAAGTCATCAATAAAACTCTGCAAGATAATAATCAACAGTCACCTCAAGTTTCGCTGCTTCACTCTCAACTTCTTTCCAGAACTCTTCTGCCACTTTGTCCATTTCTGCTTGTTTGATGAGGTCGCGGAGTCGTTTGGGGATCATTTGATTTGATTGTTCGGGAGATTTTTGAGATTCTCTACCGCTTGAGTGCGATAGTAAGCATCATACATTTTTTCATCTCGCTGGATTAGAAAGACATTCCACCCAAGAATAAAGGCAAAACCAATCAATCCAGCAACAATGTACTTGCGGTTAATCATACCATCAGTGCTCCGTTAGGGATTTCAACGATTTCAGGGAGTTTAGCATCATCGAACTGATTCATATTATAGCACACCCACTCACCATTACGGAAGACATAAGCATACTCTTCGCTGTTATTGGGCAGCAGATACTCACACAGGTCAGCATCAAGGCGAGGAGGGCAATTATCACCACGTTGAGAATAATACTCGGGACCATAACCACAATCGGGGCGAACATTACCCCACACAGATTCAGTCCAGCAAGAACTCATATCACCACCATCAATCAGTTCGGCAGCAAGTTCTTTGCTATTGTAGTGCGTCTTCAGGATACGACCCAACCAGGATTCATAACCGTCCCAGTGGTGGTAGGAAGAGAGCACAGAACCATCAGCGAGTTCCAAACCGATTCTGCTTCTGGTCGCCATTTGAAGTGTTGCTTACATAACTGGGACACTTTCAAGGACCCAGAGTTTCTATCAACCACCCATCTCTCTAATGCTTCGCACAAGATACTCTGTAAATTGCTCCATCTTCTCTGGAATTACCGCAGAAGGTTGATCATTGATGGCATTTTTGAGTGCTACCATTTCTTTCCATTCTTCTTCAGTAAGTTTATTTTGTTTTCCCGATGAAAGAGTCATAATTCACAATTATTGTGTTGCTATCCTAACATCTTATCTATCAAAGTGAAGACTTCTTAAGAATGTCTTTGGAATTGCTTTACACTTCTTAATCATTAAAGAAAGGACCAAAGTTACCACGACTTCCAGGTTTCCTATCTTCTAGAATATCCATCAAATCTTCAAACTTCTTGCATTGTTCCATATCAAGAAGAAGTTGTGATAGTTGTTTAACTACCAATGGTTTTTCGTTCGCAGCAGCAGATTTAATCGCAGCGCGAAGATGTGATTCTGCTTCTAAAAGATGTTCAAGAGTTTGTTCACTTAATGCCATTTACTTTCCTCATTTCAAAACTACTATCACCAAGGTCAATCCATTCTACCTGATCACCTTCTTTTAGATTTGCGGCTTCCAACAAATCATCAGGGAACTGGACATAATAATCATCAATACCCTCTTCAATTTTTTGTTGAACAGGGAGAATCCACTTCACAACTTTATCTTCTTT